AGATATTGGACCTACGTTAATTGAAGCCGATGCAAATAAAGATGGAATGGTATTTGCTAGCTGATGAATCACAATTCTTTTTTGATATTCTGATTTATAGTTAACCGTATGAGCGTCTTCATCTATAATAAGTTTTCGCCACTCATCAAAGTAATTCCTGACACCATAGTCATTCATTACCATAAAGCTCATTGATACATCATCGACCGCATAGCCGTAAGCTATCTTTTCAAATTCCATGCCAATACGTCTATCGTGTGTCAAGATCTGTTTTGCAGGAAGCTGTGCTGTTCTACAAAGGACATTCATTTCTCGACCAGACATTCCTGCCAATGGAGGAAGCTCTACGACAAAGTTATTTGGTCGAGCCATACCACCTTTTTGTGCAATGGTGCTTTTAAGTTGATCTACTGATGATGTCATGACGCTCTCATTTTCCTTCTAGACTCTTTGTAAACCTTACTTGCACTCGCCTTATTCCAGTCTGCGGTTGGAAGGAATGTGGCGATCTCCCATTCTGGTTTTTCTACCAGAGCAAACCGGCTTTTAACGTGCTTAAACAAATAATGTTTCATAGCAGGAGCTAAGAATCTCTGTGGAATTTTACCACCGTTGCCTAACACAACATCAAGCATTTTTGCTCGTAGTGCAGGAGGAAGATAGTGAAGATTGACTCCCATAAATCCACCTTTAGCTGGACCGAGCATAATGATCAAAGGGAAACCATCATAATATGGTAGAGTCTTTTTATGTTTTGGATCGTAGAAGAACATATACATTTCACCTACAGGCCCGCGGGTGCGAGTCACTGGTCTTTTAACTAAGTCCAATGCATCGTCCTGCATTATCTCCATCCGATTACGGACAACTCTTCCTCGGAACATCTGTCTAGCTTTTTCTCTAAACCATGCAATAGACTTCGAAGTCCGCGGGGTAATCCCGGCGCGGAATGCTTCGATCTCTAATTCTCTAAATAAACTTTCGCCTGCCATGAGACTATTTATAACTATTTCTTAGGTTTTTTACGTCTGTAAGGTCGCAAAGGTTTTAGCTTTCCGGGTACTTTCTTCATAGGCTTAGTCATTATACCCATTTCATATAATGTTTTTTCCGTCCATATTTGAAACTCCCAGCCACGATCCTTTGCAAATTCGTTTGCTGCTTCCCATTTATTCATATTTTTTACATAGGTTAAAGCCTCGTTAATATATCTTTTAGTTCTCTTCTGACCTGCAGGCGGTGCGGTTTCTTTTTCTGGTTTTATTTCAACTAGAATAGTTCTGCCATCAGTAAAGGTTATTTTGATGTCTACAAAATATCTATGGTACTTCTTATCGACATCATAAAAATAAGGCACGACGGTTTCTTCCGAAGACCAATGCTTGATCTTTGGATTTAAATCACACCATTTGAATGTATCTCTCTCCCACAGAGATCGATATATTACATTACTGTGATCACCCCTATACTTCTTAGGGTTCAGTACTTGATAACGTCCAGAATATGCCATTTTATGTTATAAATAGTTCAAACTGTTTTTATTATCTATAGGAAAACAAAATGGCGGCACCACAAAAAAGCTCAGCATTCGGGCCCTACAAATATCCAATTGAGAAAAGCGATCAGTACAAATCGAGAATTACTTTTCAAGCAATTAAAGTTATTCCACCCGAAGTTACTATTCGTGTCAAGACTGCAAACACTGTAGCGGAAGACGGATCGGAGCAAACGAACAAAAGCTTTGGCGGAATAGGCGCATCACCGGCTAGCTTAAAAGTAAATGAAATTGCTGGAGAAAAGGCTGATCTATACCTGCCTCTATCCTTTCAGGTAAATGATGGGTTCGATTATGCATCTGCCTCGCTTGGATTAGGAGGAGCTGCTACGGCTGCAGCGATGAATAGTGGTGGATCAATCGCTAGTGGTGTTATGGAAAGCTTAAAATCTGGTGCACAATCTGTCTTTGACTTATTTAAAACTGGTGCAGTTAGCCGTGTCGCAGCAGTAAGAGGATCACAAGCTATTCCTCTTATACCGGATGCCGTAAAGTCAGCTATTGCTATTACAGCAAGAGTGACAATGAATCCTAATATTCGTACACAGTTTAATGGTGTCTCCGTACGAGAATTTAACTTTACTTTTAAGTTCCTTCCTAAATCGCCACAAGAATCAAGAGAAGTTGCTCGTATTGTCAAGTTTTTTAGATTTCATTCATATCCTGTAGAAATGCCGTATGGCCAACCGTATTCAATAGCGTTTGATTATCCTAACATGTTTAAAGTTAGATTGTTATCAGAAGTTGGTGGTATGTTCAAAAACATTGGTACACCTATCAAGCTATGCTATCTTAAAACCGTATCAACAACATACAATCCAACAAGCTCTGTACTACATCCTGATGGTTCGCCTACTGAAATCGATTTGACTCTTACGTTTACTGAATACAAGCCTCTCAGCAGATACGACGTTGTTAACGAAGACAACGATTCTTTCTACAATTTTGAGAATGCACCGTCTTCTTCGACAGGACAAACTAATAGAGGAGGCAATGACTTCATATGACATATTTTAGAGATTTTCCTAGAGTACTATACACGTTTGGAAACGAAGAAAACGCTGATGCGTTTGAGAATATTGCGCTATACTCTGATGCAGTTGATCAGGTTCGAGATGCTGTCGGTTTATATGAAGACTATTATATTCAAAGTGGTGAGAGACCAGACCAAGTTTCATTTAAACTGTATGAATCAACTAATTTCCATTGGACATTTTTCTTAATGAATCCTTCGTTACGTGAATGTGGATGGCCTCTATCAAATCGTAGAATCGACGATAAAGCTAAACATGACTATACAAGCACAATCATGACAACTCGTACAAGATTGTCTGATAAATTTAAGATTGGTAGAGAAGTACATGGACTAACTTCAGGTGCTAGTGCACTTATCGAGCATAGAGATTTACAACTTGGACAAGTCTGGATTACAAATATTTCAGGAACATTTCTAGCCGGTGAAACAGTCACTTCAACAAATGCTGAAGGTATAACAGAAAATATAACTTTGCACAGTATTGCACCTCAATACAATTCTGCTCATCATTATGAAGACGTCAATAAAGAATACGCAGATATTGATCCTGAAGTAGGACCGGGTGCACAGCTGACAGAAATTACATGGCTAGATAGATTACTAATTAAAAACGAAGAAATGCGACAGATAAGAGTTATCGATAACAAGTCAATCATTGAAGTTGCACAGGCATTTAAAGAGGCCATTAGAAGCTAATGAAAACAACAAATAGTCCAGACGCTTCATCTTACATTCTTGTTTCTGTTCTTCTTCAATCTGAAAGACTTAATGAAGATGTTGAACTACGAGAGAATGTAACAGATGTAGATATATTTGAGCATCTGGACAAGCCATATCTTACAGCACAAATTCTGTTCATGGATAATGAATATGTACTAGAACAAATAGATATTCTTGGCGCAGAAAGAATAACTATTACAGTACATAGTATGCAAGATGACACGAGGCCTATTACTAAAAATTTCTATATTAGTAAAGTACTAAATACTGAAAAATCTGGAGATAATATTCAGACGGTAGCATTTCATTTAATTGAAGACATTGGTTATATTTCAAATCTTGTTAACGTTAACAGGCACTATAGCGGAAAATCGTCTAAGATTGCTGAAAAGATTGCGTCTAATTTTTTGGATAGAGAATTAGCTCATGGCAGTACCGACAAGCAAACAATGGATGTCATCATACCTAATCTTAATCCTGCACAAGCATTGAAATGGATTGCCAATAGAACTACAACAAATGATGGCTATCCTTTTTACGTATACTCGACTCTTGTAGGAAATAAGATTCAGTATCGAGATCTTGGAGCAATACTATCATCTCCAGTAATTAACACGGAAATGACGTATAAGTATTCATCTCAAGCTACAAAATCTGTAAAACCCGACGTAAGAAGAAGAGCAATTAAGAGCCACACCTTTACAAATAATATGGAAAACTTATTTACAGTTATTCAAAAAGGTTTGATTGGATCAAGATATGAATATGTTGAAACTATCACTGACAAACAGAAATCATTTCACTTTGATATTGTCAAAGATCTTTATAAACCTTTAGTGTCAGCCGGAATTATGTCTCGAAATCAATCTAACTATGCATTCTCAGAAAAGTATGTCCATGATAATAAGTCATACAATAAGCTAAGCTCAAGAACTATAACACAGTTAAGAGGATCTGGTGCATATAGAGAAACTGATGAAGATACAGAATTCAAGCTGAGCTTTGGTGAAACAAGAAATACTGCTGAATACAAATTAGATATTATTTCGAGGGCTATGGATAACGCTTTAAAAAAGAATCCACTAACTATTATTGTAGATGGTGTCGATTTTATTGATGGCACTTCTCATGCAACGATTGGAAACAATTTAAGAGTTGAGTTTCTCGTCTCAAATCCAGAGCCGGGTAAAGGTGAAGACCAGATTGACGCTAAGAAATCTGGCGACTACTTGATTTATTCTGCTAGACACATGTTCAAAAAAGAAACATACGATCTTGCACTCACATGCGTTAAGATAGGTAACTATAAGAGATGATTCCTAGTCGTTATCAAGATTTTTATGGAGATGAAACACGCTGGTTCGTAGGAACTGTAGTAAGCGTAAAAGATCCTATTGAACTTGGCCGAATTAAAGTTAGGATTATGGGTGTACATAGTAGTGAAATCTTAGATGAAAATCTACCTTTTGCACAGACAGTACTACCGGTAACAGAAGGTGGAACAAATGGTTTAGGAATACATACCGGAATCCAAGTAAATGCTCGAGTCTTTGGTGTATTTTTAGATGGAAAGAATTCACAGCTTCCTCTTGTGCTAGGAAGTATGCCAAAGTATGAAGAAGAATCACCCGGAGGTAGATCCACAAATCAACTTACACGTGGTACAAATACTTTAGTTGAGAGAAAAAAATCAGCTGGCACTCAGCCTACAAAGATAGAAGACGGCAAGCCGTTTGACGAGCCTGACTCTCCGTACAATGCAATATACCCTATGAATCAGGTACATGAAACACAGCGTGGACATGTAATTGAAATTGATGATTCGCATGATAGTGATGGAGAAGGGAATATAACTGGCTATGAAAGAATTCATATCTATCATAAGTCTGGCACGTTTCTCGAAATGCATCCAAACGGAGATGTTGTAACACATCATAAGAATGGATTTAGAACTGTAACCGGCAACGATAAGCTATACGTTACAGGCGATATGGAAATAACAGTTGACGGCAATTTGAACTTAACTGTTAAAGGCAATGTAACTGAAACTGTAACCGGCAATGTAACTGAAAATATAACAGGATCAGTAACAGAAACTTATAGCGATGGTCAGACAACTTCGGTTACTGGCGATCAGACAACTACAACAACAGGAAAGATTTTGTTAAACTAATGGAAATAATTTGGCATATATTACTGACCGCTTGTCTAGGAAGCACTTGTGTTGAACAAGACGTGCAGTGGTTTGAAGAAGAAGCGGAGTGTAGAGACATGCTGACTGCATATGTATCTATACCTCCAGACGGCAATTGGGATACTTTAGAATATGAATGCAAACCTGTAGGATCAAGAGGAACTTAATGCCGGGTGTATCAAGAGTCGGAACAGATAGTCACATAGGACATGCAAGTCCTACGCCCAATCCATTTCATAAGACTTCTTATGCGAGTGGATCGAGCAATGTAATAACAAATGGTGCAAACACTGTACGAATTGGAGATGCTACTGGATGTGGTGACCCCGCAACCGGAGGATCGAGCAAAGTGATTGTAAATGGACGTGGTGTGCACAGGATTGGTGATGGCACTGGTGGCCACGGCTCATGGCCCGGTAATGCATCATCTAGTGGATCAGGTAACGTAATAGCAGGATAACATGGCAAAACCAGATTACGCAACACTATTAGGACTTATCGCTGCTGAAACAGATCCTACTGCAAAGCAAGCATTGATCGATCAGTGTTATGTGTTTCTTGAGCCATTGACCGAATCAGAAGAAGATTTGTTTGCATATTCTGAGCGAGATTATTTTGCTGACAATCCAGATAATGCTCTTAATAGTTATGTAGGAGAATACCTATGACAATTACAAAAAGGTCTGTCAAAGGCAGTGCACTTACTTATGCTGAGCTTGATGAAAACTTTCGTCATCTAGAAGAAGAGTCAACTCTCGACAATGTCATTTCAAATGATTTTACTAAATCAGCAGGTACAGTTGTTCAAGTTAAACATGGTGGAACAGGCGGAGTGATGGCGTTTAAAGTTGCAAATGCATCACCGGACGACTATGCCTCTACTGGCATTACAGTAACTATTACTCCGAAGTATGCGAATAGCGAGATATACATTGACTTTGCTGTGACTTTAGGAACAACCTCTTATCAAACTAAACTATTTCTTATAAGATCTGTTGGTGGAGTCGAGACTACAATCGGAGCAGGAGATGAGTATAATGGCAGGTCTCGAGCTACATCATCTGTCCATCCGTATGATGATAATGGTACGACGGCAGGGTATCTAACGCAGGTCCTAGCTAATCACATCGTAGACAGGCCTAATACTACGGAGCCAGTAACATACTTTATAAAGATGGGCGTGTATTCTGGCCAGACTGTATTTCTGAACCGCAGTGCTAATTGGCAAAATGGCACTATCGCTGGTTATGATGCGGTACCTTCTTCTAATATGAAAGTTATGGAAGTTACAACAGACAACACAGCAGTGTCATCACTGACTTATGTTGCTGATGCATTTGTAGAAATGCCAGCATCACCGGGAACAACTAGACAAATTACTATACCTTCTACTGCACAAGAAGGAGACATAGCGGTGTTGTGGGCCTTTTCAGATAGCGCAATAATCTCTAGTAACACAG